CGAGGCTATAGAAGAGGTAAAAAAGACCAACGCCACAAGAAAACAATTCTGCCTCGCGCAGGGGTGGACTGAAGCTGAAATTCCTTATATCGAGATGGAGGAATTTGTAGACACCTACTGGTATTTCCGTATGATAGCTCCCGATGGCACAATCTTAATGGAGGGAGAGTCGCCGTATGCGGACAGAAGTCATCCTTTTTCAATTATGGCTACGCCATTTATCGATGGCCGAATTGAAGGCTATATTAGTGACGGCATTGACCACCAAGTGGCGATGAACCGCGCAATCGTTTTGCAAGATTGGATAGCGCGCAATCAGATTAAGGGGTTTACAATGATGCCTAAGCAACTTGTCCCTGATGGGATGACAAATGAGGAGTTTGTCCAAAACTCAATGCAGCTTGGCAACTATTTCTTTTATGACGCAGACAAGGCACGCGGGCAAAAGCCAGAAGTTTTCCATGCTAGGGCTATCAGTTATGATGCATCGTCATATATAACAATGCTTAATCAGTTAATGGAATCATCCACGGCTGTGTCTGGAAGTATTCAGGGGAAAACTCCTTTCGCTGGTACGTCCGCCGCTTTATACGCACAACAAACAGCAAACGCTTCTACTCCGATTGCCTCTCTTCTTTCTGATGTTCGTCAATTCATGGAGGAGTCTGCGACAAAGAAGGCGAAAAACATTGCGAAATTCTATGATGCGCAAAGGTGGGAACTGATTGTTGGCTCTATCGACGGGATTTTCAACAATAAAAATCTCAAACTTAACGATTTCGCGGACTTGGAATTTGATGTAATTATTCGAGAAAGCAATGAGACGCCTGTATATAGAGCCATCGCAAATGATACCCTATTGGACTTCTTTCAGATGGGTGCAATCGACATACAAACTCTTCTTGAATGTGGTACTTTCCCATTTGGAGATCATCTTCTCCAAAAACTACAGGCGAGAAAGGCTGAAGCCGAGGCTGCACAAAACGAAGGTAGTAGAGATACGCAACAACAAAGTGCAGAAGAAATGTCGAATCCTATAGAGGCTAAGTCTTTTGGTATTCCACAAAAATAGACCTTATTATCTCTTTTAGTATAAAGAAGCAGGCTCAATGATGAGAATCAGCGAGCCTGCTTGTGTTATGCCAACTTCGCTTTGAAGAGCAACTCTCTAACGAAAGCTAGCTTGCGAATAATCAATTCTCTTTCGGTCAAAGCGTCTTTCCCGGCTTTGGACTTAGTATGATACCAACATCCTTTTTTTATAGAACTAATTGGAAGTGCGCGAGATGGGACTTGGTATTCATGCCGCAATTCGAGAAATTGAGCGGTATTTATACATAGCAAATTTCGCGGCTTGGCCGGATCCGAAATGACATAGTACATATCGGGCTTCTTCTCATAACATTGGTTTGCAAAAGAGACCGCTTGATTGAATGTTCTCTTGGCGTAAGCTGTAACGCAAAGGGCTGCAAATTTTTTGAACATGTTCATCTATTTAGAAATTAACGATTGAATTATCTGAAGAATAATGACTCTGTGTTGATTGTTTTGACTCTATCCACTTTGGCAGGGGCATTTCCTTGAAGCATACCCATAGGCCGATGCAAGTAGACATCAACTCATCATCGTGCTTTCCTGGAGGCGCTGTGAATTTGTTGTGCTCCTCAATATACATCGAGAACTCATTAAGGCAGTTTTCGCATGGTTCGTTCCATGCCTGAACAGATAATGCCCAGCGTGCTAAATCTATAATTTTCGGCTTTGTGTCTGGGCCAGTACGGAATCCCCATCTTTGAGGTTCACCTTCTTTTATCTTGTCTGGTGCAGTCTCTCTGCAATAAAGATTGTTATAAAGTTCGCCTACGACATCGAGTATATATTGAGAGCCATCGCCGCCGACATCCCGGTTCTTGTCGCTCATCTCGTAAGTGTTGGACTCAATGACGAGTAAAGCGTGATTATACCATTCAGCAAGCCTCATTGCATCATAGGCAAGCTGATCACGTTGGCAATGATAGTGCATTTCTGCAACTATATTTGGTTTCCCATTGAAATCTGGCATCATCATCAATCTGTCGAACACGCGCACGGAGTGATAGTCGGAGGTTGCATTAGGGCCACCTATATCAACCGAAACAAGATATCGATTACTAACTGGAGATGAGTTATCGGGGAACTCCCAAATTTTCAGATTACCATTTACTTGCTTAATAAACGAGATGTTCTGAAGAGCGCCTTTGTCCCTGCGGTCATTACTAACAAGAACACCAACTTTATTTGGCTGCTTACAATTCTTGCGCATGGCTTCAACTTGATACACATCAAATACGTGGTTGCCTGCTGCGACGAACGCTTCTATGTCATTAGACGGAGCTTCGTTCAGCATCTCCGCTCTCGTTGGATAGTCTTTCTCTTTGTAGCGATACCAATTGATGCCTTCTAAAGTAGCGCCGCTCTCCCAAAGATACCAATAATATTTACCTGCCTGCCGCCAACGTTTCCCTGGAGTGTCTTCATCTTTATGCCTAAGAAGCCATTCGACGAACTTTTTGCGGTCCTCGATTTTAAGGGTATCATGAATAATGTCTTGCCAACCAATAAATACTGCCTTGTGGTTAGAAGCGCCATTCTTAGCGTTCAAATAAGCATCATGAAAGTAATCGTCAGAACTCTTCGCTGTTGACTCAAGGACTTGCATAGTGAGCGCTCTTTTGAGGATACCACCAGAAATATCCGCAATCAAGCTCGCTGGCCGTTTCTCTGGAGTGTCTGGCCAAACTCCAACCTCTGAATAGTGAACGCCGGCAATATCTTTCCCTCGTAAGGAATCTGGGTTTTCCGCTGAGCCAATGTGAATTTCTGCTTCAAATACACTTGCCCCCGAGTCGTCTTTTATGACCCAGGAGTTGCCGGCCTTTCCAGCAGGCGCAAAATGAAGAGAAGACCCTTCTGGACGGCCAACATCCCAAGCGGGGTATGTATCCATCGATTTGCGAAGCATTTTAACAATGGTTTCAGCTGCGCTTCCGAGATGCGCAGCGACTGAAAACGAGTGAAATGAGTCCCACTCAAAGAGAATCCACGCTTGATAGAATATGCAGAACGTACTTCCTCCCCATTGTCGAGCCTTAACTATAATTAGTTCTATAGGTTGTCCCGCAAGGCGCATTTCTTCGCAAATTGTAAAGACTTTTAGCTGCGCTTTGTTAAGCTTAAATCTGATGCGTCCACCCTCTTTATTCTTGATTTTGATGCAGAAGTAAGCCCAAAAAAGAAAATCATGCTTATGCCTAATTTTGCGAATCGTCAATTCTACGGCATGAGGGTTGTTGATCAATGGATCTCCCGGGTGCTCTATTAAAAATTGCTCAACTGTGCCAGATTTCACAAGCGCTCTGATAAATTTGTTATTTAGCATGGGACGCGGAACCCATTGATGAGGTATCGCAAAATCAGGGATGACAATTTCTACTCTATCGCCTGGCGCATCACGGCCAGTAATAGGGTCATACTCTGCCCGTAGCTCTTTCCAACGGAGCTCATTTTCCTTTAGAATACTATTTATAAGTTGCGTGTTTGTAGTCATCTGATAGATTTCTAAATGTGCGGCAAGCAGCTGAGACAAGCACTCCTATGACAAACGCCGCGATGTGCGTTATTGCTGATATTTTTGGCACGAGAATCATAAGAAGTGTTATAATGAAAAATGTTTTTGTGCTACTCGCTTTCCACCACGGAGAAGAAAAGGGTGGTGTTCTCAATCCCATGATGGCAAAAAGCATGTTTGATATACCAACAACCGGCATAGTAGCTACGCCATAGGAAATAGTTGCGATAATGAGTCCTATACATAGTTCTCTTAGCAAACGCGAAGTTGTACGTGATGGCGTTCTTCTAAATAGATACCACAAGGAGAGGCAATTTCCTATGAGATGGAATATGTTGACATGAAAGAATTGGTATGTTAGGGCGACAAGTAAATTGTGCTCGAACAAATAATTGGGGCAACCGAACAATAGAAAAATGGATGCCAATATAAATATTAAGAGATATCTCATTATAGATTTTCAATAAGTTCTTGTAGCCTTTTTTTTCTTTCTCTCAGAATTGCTTTCATTGCGCTATCTTGGCAAACAAAAAAGCTCGAGGCGGGCTGCTCAACAAGAATCTCGCATATTCGCTCTTTTGAAAGACGACATCCAGGATGCGTGGCTGTATATTGTAAGTAGCAGTTGTATAGTGTTTGAATTTTATTTTCATTACATGAGAACATTCTGCTGGACGTTTTTTTATTTTCTATAATAGAAATATAGTTAACTAAAGCTTTAGACGATAAATAATATCTGCTCGCCGGATGCATGCGTGCCCATTCAACCGCTTCGCGCATAGTCTCAAAGTGGCGTTCTCTTAATCCTTTGATATACACGTTGTATAACTCTCGATCTCGTGCTTTTCTTAATTCAGTATCACGCATTACTTGAGATAAGAGTGCTTATGTCATTGTGTAGTAGCATCTAATAGCAAATATACATAAAATAAGTAGAATAATTTTATGATTATGGTAAAAATAGACCGAAAAGTAATAGCAATGACAATATATTTGGCATATAGAATTATAAATTATGGAAGAAGCAAAAAATAATACAGAGTCTACACACGAGAGAATCATGAGTAAGATGAAATCTCGCTATCCTGATAGAAACTTTGATAGCGAGGACGGTCAGAGCAATCTCGAGCAGAGCATTATTGATGCTCTTGATGCCTATGAGGCAGAAACTTCTGAGTATAATAGACTTAAAGAGGATACGGACATTCTTGCGAATCTTTTTAACACGTCTCCAAGATCGGCAAAATTCCTTTCCTATTTAGCCAGCACCGGAGACCCTGCTGCTGCAATTTATAATGCTTATGGTAAAGACGCCAAAGATGCCTTCTTGGAAGGTAATGCTTCTGAACTTATTTCAGAAATGGAAGCTGAAGATGCAAAACGAATAGCAGACGATAAGGGCTTTGCTGAAGAGAAAGAGGCAAACCTTAAGAGGTCTTTCGAGACGCTTGACCGTTGGGGCGATAAAAAAGGATTGACACAAGAGCAGAAGGTGGAAGTGTTTATGAACTTCTATAATATCCTCGGAGACGCCTTAAATGGTATATACAATGAGGAACTATTTGAAATGGGCTGGAAAGCTTCTCATTATGATGAGGACGTAGACAGCGCACGTCGTGAGGGTGAGGTCGCCGGGCGCAATTCAAAGATTGACGAAATTAAACATAAACGCAGATCTACCGAGACAATGCCGCCAGCGCTTAATGGCCAAGGAGTAAGGGAATCTGAGTCAAGGCGGTCGGCCGCTATGGATGACCCATGGATGCTTCGAGATTAACAAATGTTATTTCAATATTATGAATCTTAAATCATTATCAATTCATAGGAGCAGCATCCTGTCAATGCTCCTTATGATTGCCGCAGCGGTACTGGGTGCCGATTGTGGCTTCGCCATGGCAATTGATGTTGCTGGCACAGAGGCAGGTGGTCAGGTGACTCCGGATGTGCAGACAGAAGAGACTCTTCGAGCTGCAGCACAGACAGACTCTCAAGGTTTGGATACTCAGTTTCAGGGCAAGGGTACTACTGCGACCGATATCCGTGATGCTGGCATTGAGGCGGAAGATATTGACCCTAACGTGGCCAAGTTCCGTCCATTCCGCTTCCCTATCGAATGGTATATTGCAAATAAATGTAAGCAGGTTAAGAGCTCATCTTATGAGCATACTCATTTCCGCTCTGGTGCAACTGTGCTCGAAGATACTTCAAATGCGGAACTCTCTATCGCAAAAGCCTCTATTACTGTTGCTTGCAGTAAGTTTGCTAATGGAGGTGCCGCTCTTTCTGAGTGCTCGGAGGTGTTTGTTTCAGGCGTAGATGGGTATGCCTCTGATGGTGTTACTGTTGATGGCGATCTTGCGCTCTATGTGATTTCTAACGATGACGAAAACATCAAACTCGTAGCTATTAACCCTAAAGGGACGGGAAATATCACTATTCCTTCCGGCTCCAAGTTCGTGGTTGCCGCGACAGCTTGCTCCGAATCGCAGATGCTTGTTCCGCCTGAAACATATCTCCCGGAGGCTGACACTCTCTATTTGCAGAAGAAAATTTCTTCAGTAATCATCACCGATGAATGGAAGGCTCAAGCAAAGAAAGTTAACTTCATCACAAAAGACGTACTCCACAATGGGCTCTATAACTTCAAACGGAAGTGCGCACGTACGCACTGGCTTGGACGTCAGGCTCGTATTGATGTGAAGGTCAAAGAACTTAACGGTAACAGGGAAGCCGCCTACTTTGAGCGTGGTATTCTTCGCCAAATCCCTATGGTGTATGCTTACAACGGACAGACATTTAAGTATGATGACTTCATGGGTATGACAAGGCTTCAGTTCGCCAAAAACTCGGATAATAATTACGCGGTAGCATTTTGCGGTATTAACGCCCTCGAGCGTGTCATGAAGATGGCATACGAGGCTCAGGTGAAAAATGGAAGTATCAAGTTTGAAGACGTAGAGTACATGGGAATTAATGTACACAAGTGGAAAGATGCCCTTGGCACACTTGAGTTCGTTCATGACCCGACACTTGATGATATAGGATACGAAGACTATATCGCCATTATCGATATTGAAAATGCTGTACGCTACTACAAGCGAAATGAGAAGCAGTCTGTTCAGGACATGAAGACCACTGGAGAGGCACGCGAAGCAGAACGCACCACAATCTCTATGATTGACTGTATTGGTCTTAAGGGGTACAATGCGGTGCTTGTAACTCCAGCAGATAAACTTTCCAGCGCTCTACAGCTTGGTGGCGTTAGCTCAATTATAGAGACTGTTCCGGCAGGAACTTCGTCTACAACAGACCTTGATACAAGCAAGATGTACTATCTTGGCTTCGCTGTAGGCTCATTTGCCGCAGGAACGATTATTAAATACGATACCGCACAGACTAAGTGGGTGGAGTTTGATGGTGAACTCGCTGCGGCTTAATTACTAAGATGTGTTACAAAAGGGGAGGCGAGGTCTATCCTCCCCTCCCCTTTTTAAAATTAAAAATATGGTAAGAAAAGTATATTCATATCCTGGCATCGCTGCTGGGGACATTCAGGTTAAAGTTGGACGCGCACTTATTAGAGTTCCATTCGCAAACGGATACATCGACAAGAAAATGTCTCGTCCAGCCGTGTATTCTACGGGAGATCCCGTTATGCAAGCCATTATCGAAAACTCAGACTTGTTTGGTCGCAGAATCTTTCTGCTGAATGCATTTGGCAACGAAAGCGAGAGACGCGAACAAGATAATGAGGTTACACTAAGTTCCGGTACGGAACACCCTGAAGTGACCTCATGGGAGGAAGCCGTCTCTGTTCTTAAATCAATGGGGGCAAAAGCAGTAAATCTTCGCACTCGTGAATCAGCAAAGGGTTTTGCATCCACGCACGGCGTCGTTTTCCCTAATTATAATTACGAATAAACATGTATTCCTTAACAATAGAAGAAGCAATAAAAACCGTCAGGAAGAACTTAGATGAAATTGGGCAAAATGATTCTCAGATGATAAATCTTAATGATAATGATTCTGAAAATCTTGATGCGACTATAAAAAAAACAATTGCAGAGTCCATAAATACCGTCCATAGAATTGCGGATATATCATTATTGGATGGCGAATCTATCGATATGGACAATCCTGACGGGAGAGAATTGGCGATTGATGATTTTTCGATCAAGGATTCCGTTCTATCTTTTTCTGTTAGTAAGGAGATATTAAGGCTTGTAGCTTTTAAAGCTTCGGACTCCCCTTTTGTCCTATCCGAAGCCGTACCGGAATATTCAGCCGAGGGGCGAATGCAGCTCAATCCTTATACGAGAGGGACGAGTGACAATCCTCGGCTTATAATATTACAAGGGCGCAATGATGACAAAATGATTTTCCGGTATTATTCTTTAAGTCTCAATTATTCTGAGCCTAAAGACGCCGTTGATCGTTTTGAATACATCCCCTATCAAAAATATGACGAGTCTGCAACATTATATAAGGTCGCTTATAGGTTAGTGGATCAGGTACTTGACTGCTTAACTGGTATGGTCCTGGCGATTTATCAACAGACAGAGAGGTCAAACTACTTTCTGGCAAAGGCAGGAATAGAGCAAACCAACAACGCACAATAGACACTGTATGAGAATATTTCCTTTAGGTGCAAATCTTCTTATCAGGTGGAATCTTCGATATTCTGATGATTCCATATTCCCATTATCGTTATATACCTATGAATTGAGTTATAACAGCAATCGTGGGGCTAGAATTGTCGCGGACTCTTCTGTCGCTACTCTTGAGGGAAATGCTCTGGTTTGGACTTTTAGGGCGGAAGAACAGATTTGTGGCACATACAATCTTAATCTAAAGATAATATTATCCAGTTCGAGAATAATAGAACTCCAATACGATAACGCTTTTTCATTATCTCCACTTGCCGAATATGTCAATGACGGCCAAGAAATTATTATCACTTCTATTTGTGATAGTATTGATATGAAAGCAGCCGTGCTCCAGGCGAGAAAGGCTATGGATCTAGCACTTGAAGCGAAAAAAAATGCCAGCAATATTATTTTTGAGCGTGTGTTTGAACGTGGCACCGATGTTGGCACAATCACAATTAACGGAATCAGTAAGAAAATATATGTTCCTGATACAGTTGATTGGACCAAAGTTCTTAACAAACCTGAACTATATAGTAAGAGCAAAGTTGATGAATTACTCGCTGATTTAGCGGATAAGGAGTGGGTCAATTCTATTGTATCTTCGAGCATTTCGTCTTCTTCCGCTTCTTTCCGTGGGACGTACAGCTCTTTGGAAGAATTACCACAAAGCGGAAACAAACTAAATGACTACGCATACGTAACTTCATCGGACAATAACGAGATAACGAGTTACACTAGATATAAATACACTGCTGAGGGGTGGGCGTTTGAATATACCATAAGCAATACAACGTTCAGCGAGGAGCAAATGGAGGCGCTTAATTCTGGAATAACAGCAGAATTAGTTGCTAAAATTGGCTCTGGTGGCGTAGGAGTAGAAGGCTACATTGGAACGACAAAAGTTCAACAAGAGAGCGGTTCTCAAGCATTAACAGGCATAAGTTCTATTCAGCTGTCGCTATCGCAAGGAAGACTGGAATATAGCAATGATGCATGGACGTTATCTGACAATCTTGTTGTTGATGGAATACTTTCAGCTGGCGAATCTGGCAAAACAAGCAGTTCTGGTTATGTTCAGGCGGAATGGTCTGACATAAAGAAATTAACAAAAAGTGAAGTCGGCGTATTAGCGGATGCTTATGCCGTAAAACAAGCTTACGAAGAAGCTATAACGCATATTGCCAATGTCCCAGATTGGGCATTGAAAGCGTATCCGGAACTCTATGTCGGGAAAACTAAGGTTCACGTATCTGATAGTGCACAAGAACTCATTGGTATAGCAAAATATTTCCTTGAGGGAGCGCCGGGACACATAGAATACAAAAGTGATGCATGGTCGCTATCTGACAACTTAGTAGTTAATGGTTTCCTTGCTGCCGGTTCATCCTTAAATGGTGGAGGGGCAGGATATACGCAAGCGGAATGGTCTGATATTCAAAAGATGCAATCTTCTGAAGACGGGTGTCTTGCATCTGCGTATGCTATCAAAGAAGCTTATGACGCAATCATAAAAACGCATGTCGGAAAGACAAAAGGCACTCTCATCATTGGTGACAAGTTCTTTAATGGAGAGACAGATGTGACCATTACAACAATGGATCTTGGTATTCCTACTTGGGCAATGGATGAACATCTTGCATTTTCATCATTACCGGGACTCTACATTGGCAAGACGAAAGTGCAACAAGCGGCAAAAGCACAAAGTCTTACAGGAATACAATCTATTCTGCTTGAAAATGCTTTAGGTGCATTGCTGTATAGCAACGATGCATGGTCGCTATCTGACAACTTAGTGGTTAATGGTTTCTTGGCAGTCGGTTCTTCTGGCGAAGCTGGCAGCTCAGGCTATACGCAGGCGGAATGGTCTGATATTAAGAAGTTGACCAAGACAGAGCCTGGTGTGTTGGCCGATGCTTATGCTGTAAAACAAGCTTACGAAGAGTTAACCGAAAGCATTACCGGAAAAGTAAAAGGCGTTCTTACTATCGGTGTTAAATCATACAATGGAGAGCGAGATGTCACCGTAACTGCTGCCGACTTGGGTGTTTCTATTTGGGCCATGAAAGATAAGCTCGAATTTGACGACCTGCCCGCCCTTTATATTGGAAAGAGCAAAGTTCAATCTGAGAGTAAAGCGCAAGTGCTGAAAGGTATCGAAATTTTTGAACTTGAAGGCGCTAAAGGCGAGTTGTCGCACGATGAAAGTAGCGATGCCTGGGTGCTCGACGATAGCTTGGTTGTCGGGGGATTCTTGGCTGCCGGCTCCTCTGGGGATACCGGTAGCTCTGGCTATACGCAGGCAGATCTATACTATATTAAACAGATGTCCGAAAGGGAGGATGGGGTGCTGGCTGATGCCTTTGCCATGAAAGAAATGTACGATGAGCTTAAAACAAGTGCCTTAAGTAAGGCGCAGATAGATGGAATAATAAATATAATATTTTAAATATGGCGACACAGAATAACATTTATTTAGATTATGATGGGCTGAAACAATACTCCCAGTCTTTGCTTGGCATTTTTGCGCTTAAAAGCAAAACCCCGGAACTTGATGCTAATGGTATCGTTAAAAGTCAATACCTTCCAAATTATATGGATGATATTGAAGAATATGCTTCTCTTAGCGCTTTCCCTAAGACCGGAGATTTAAGCAAGCTATATGTTGCAAAAGACACTGGTGATATGTATAGATGGTCAGGGAGCCAGTATAATCCAATGCTCTCTGCTTCTGGCATCGCCGCTGAAGCAAAGAAGGTATCGAATAAACTAACATTCGGCAGCAAAACATACGACGGTTCCGCAGCAACTACTTTGACGGCTAGTGATTTGGGGGCTCTTACCTCTCATCAAAAGATATACAAGTTGAGTGTAACTGTCGGCACTAACGCAGCAGTTGTATTTAATCCAACTTCGTCAGATCAAAGTATATCTATAACTAAGTCGGGAATAGGTCTAGGAAATGTTGAGAATACTGCGTTAAGTTCATGGGCGGGCTCAAAAAACATCACAACGCTTGGCACCATTACAACTGGTGTGTGGCACGGGTCGAAGATTGAAAACGCATATTTGTCAAACTCTAAAATAACGATTGGCTCAACGGAGATTAGCCTTGGGGGAACGGCGACAGCGATAGCGGGATTGACATCAATTAAATTTTCAGGCGCAACGGGAGCGCTAACTTATGATACTACAAATAAGTATTATAAGTTGAATGATAATCTTGTGGTTGACGGCTCGCTTGCATCTGGTACATCAGGGACAGGAGGTGGAGGAAGCTACTCGCAGATGGAATGGGCTGATATTAAAACTATGTCAGCAACTATATCAGGTTCGCTCGCTTCTGCTTATGCTGTAAAACAAGCTTATTCAGAGTTAAGTGGACTTATTGGAGGCAAAGCATCTTCAACTGACTTATCTACCCTTGAAGAACGTGTAACCGCGGTCGAAAATAAATATGTGTCTACTTCGACCGAAATCACGGAATTCAAAAATCAGGCAGCAACAACAGCAGTTTTAGGCCTTCTGAAGATATATAATAAACGTTCCAGCAACATCAGTGCTACATCGTCAGGGACAAGTGGGCTTAACTGTGGAGTCGAACTTGGTGCAGACAATAAAGCATTTGTTAATGTGCCAATTATAGCCCTTACCACAGAGCAGATTAATGAGATAATACCAGCCGTATTCGCATAATAATGAATATAACAGATTACACGAGCATAAAATCTTTGCTTCTAAAGTTCAAGGAAAAGTCTGATGAACTTTATGCAAAGGCTTCTTCTCTTTCCACTTATGCCACTCAATCATGGGTGACCCAGAAAATTCCTACTACTTTACCTGCTAATGGAGGGACGGCTGATTTCCTTGCGATAAATAGAGGTACTCTTAAATCCGCTACTTATGGATCCTTTGGCGGTATCTTGCAAGATGCTACAGACGGACCACGTTCTGGTATTTGGAGCAACCGTATAAAAATCTTGCACTCTAGCAGCGCTGGTTATTATACGGAACTCGCACAGGAGTTTGACGGTACTGAAAATCATTTGTATTTCCGGGAACTGAACAACGGAAGGTTGTCTGCATGGAAAACCGTCTGGGACAGCTCCAACCTTACAAAAGTATCTCAATTAACGAATGATGCTGGGTATGTTATAAAGAACTCAATGGCTTCAACAGTAGGAGACTCTAATGGATATGTGTCATATTACTGCAATTTCCCAGCATTCTCAACATTACAAAGCGAAGGATATTTAACTTCTTCTGAAACTACACATACTGAACCTTATTTAAAGGCTTTATGTAAGTGGATTATCGATACTTATGGATATAAAAGGGGAATTTATTGCGGTATAGTAACCCCTAATTCAACCGGATATTGCCATATACAAGTATATGCAGATTCAGGACAAAACGGTTATCCTAAATATTGCTCTGGTGTTTATTATGCTCTAAATGCACAAATGATAGAATTTGGCTTTGACAATAATGTTTGGCGTTATGATACACAAAGAGTATACTCTGCTGATAAACTTAGAAATAGCAATGGAGGAGTAATGACCTTTAACTGGTCTGGAGTAGATGGACAACCTACATGGCTTTGGGGAGGAAATGACGGAAGTAACATGTATGTGTATAATCCTAAGAATTTTAGCGTAGATGCTGCGACAAGAATCAATAGTGGAGTATCAAATGATTTTAAAGGAACATTTTCTTTGTACTATACTGCTGGACAATTTAGCGCTACTGCTGGAAATGGGACAACTTATAAAACAACCTATTATCCAACTGGTTCGACTAGCGTAACAAGTAAAGGGGAGGCAAATATTATGAATCTTAGATTGGATTGGGACAGCTCTTGTAAATACTGGCATGACATATTTGCTTCTCCAAATTCCAATACATTGTGGCATAGAAGTGTAATTGGAGCTGTTTCAAGCCCTTGGTATAAAATAGTCCAAGAAGATGGTGGGACTTATAATATTACATCGAATAGTACTAATTTACTTGCAGGGTACTCTCCTAATAGATATGTACCTGTAGTGGGTTATTATGGTTCTAATAGCACTCCTGGATATTTAATCCTAACAGACATTCCGGTAAATACAAATACGATGTTTGTTGCGCATATTTGGGGAAATAGTCATGATAATTATAGTTTACCACTGGATCTCTATATCCAGGGATATATATATAGTGCAAAAGTTTATAGTAGTAGTGTAGGTATGTTGAACAATGGTTGCTGGATAGAACGTAGTTATATTTTCTCTTATAATGGAAATGTAGGGATTTGGTTACCATTCAAGGGTTCTTATGTTTCCATATATGCAGACATACGTATAGCATCCGGTCTTTCTACTACTACACTTAACCACTGTATTTCTATAACAGGAAGCTCAAAACCTACTACAGGAATTTCTGACGAGATTTCTATTCCGATGCATAGTAGTATTTATTATAATGAAAGGACAGGAAGTACATCCTTGGACAGCCTTAAGTATAATGGATTTTATTATATCTCTGAAAGTGCTAGTAATTATCCAACAAACACCGAAAATGGACATTTGTTAAATCTTGCATTGAAGGATACAAAAACACAGCTAGTAATCCCGTATATGTCATCTGGAAGTATCTGGTACAGAGGAGGAAGTACTTCTTTAGGTAATTGGAAGAAAGTACTTGACTCTAGTAACTACAGCAGTTATGCATTACCGTTGTCTGGTGGAACAATGCAGGGTCCGATTAAGTTTAACTCCGCTAGTTTGCCAGAGAAAACTACTAACATTCGCTACATAACCACCATAGATTCTTTCGCAGATGGGGGTACCCTTAAATGGGTAGATACTTCTAATATAGGACTTTCTGCATTTACCAATGATTTAAATGTTCCTATAACAAAGTTTATAAAACGTAAGTCTGACTATCACAAGATAGTAATTCTTCTTTGTAAAGTTTCAGAAATAGGTGTAAACCATTATTGTATAGGACATTATTATTCAATTGAGTCCGGTACTAACCGTTTTTGCGATGTGGATATTTCATTTTATCATTATCGCTGGAGCTCTAGTGGTGAAGAAATACATGCTTCTATATTAAATCGTTCTACTAATATCTGTAGTCTAGTGAAGTGTACTTATAATGGGGAGACCTGGTATGCTATTAATGAAGAAGGGAATGTGGCAAAATATTTTTATTTTGTAGGAAACTCTGTTAATATTTCAAACACCTATATCGCATATTATAGCAGCGACACTAAGGAGGTACTTAACAGTGAAATTTACGGAAGTATTCAGTATGTAAATGATTCTAACATAGCAACAACAAAACTTAATAATAACAAAATATATCATGAAGGAAATGCTAACATTACTACCGGAACCTGGAAATCTGGAAATTTTGAAGCATATACAGAGAATGGCCTATTAATACGAACAAGTAATCCTACTACTCATAAGAGTGTTATACTTAGAAATGACGGCGGTGATTTCTATTTTTTAACATCTCCTGCTAATAGTACATCTTATGACACCCTAAGACCGTTTTCATTTAATCTTTCTACCGGACTTGTTAAAATGTGGAATGGTTTAAGTGTTACTGGGACTATCAATGCTTCAAATGGTTTAATATGTAATGATTCTGTTTACTTTCGGGCAAATACAACTACCGCGGAAATAATTATTACTAAGAGTAATGAAACTTTGATTGGTAGCAATTCTGGAAACATGTACGTTAACTATAGAAAGGCTAGTCTCGGTACTACAGTTACAAATTATATTTGGAATGCAGGGTCTTCATCTACATACGCCTCCCATACATTGGGAGCGTTAAATGTAAAAAGCAATCTTACTGTAGCAGGAACTTCGACACTTACAGGAGATTTAACAGTTTCCGGCAAAATCACTTCCTCTACCGGTATTGTATCTAATGGTTATATTGCAGCTAAAACTGCCTCGTCGTCCTCTGATATTGCATTGAAAAAGGATATAGTGGATTTAGAGAACGCCTTGGGTTATATTTTGAATACTCATTATGTGAAATTTAGATGGAGGGATAATAATGAGGAATCTATAGGTATTATTGCACAAGAAGAACTAGGAAGAGAATACGGTTTCTTAGTACAAAAGCATTCCGAATATCTTTCTTATAATTATGCTGCAACTACTGCATTACTCGGCGCCGCATTGCAAGAGGAAGATAATAAAGTAGAGAAACTCAAAAAGAGAATTGAGGAGCTCGAAAATGAACTTAATACTATTAAAGAATCATGGCTGCATTAACAACAGAAGATATGGAGATTTATGCTAATGGTGGGGGAACACTACAGCATTATCTCGGAACATCTGAAGCTGATTTGAAAACATTATGCTTACTCCCTACTATAAACAAATGGTCTAAAAACAAACCAATTGAATATAATAAGTATGAATCATTGACTGCGACAGAACGAAAGGAGGGACAAAAATATGCACAAGGATATAGATAGGGTGTAAAAATTGTCGGGAATGCTAGATTAGATACTATTCATGATTTTACATTTGATTATGATAAACCGACAACATACTTTAGATTAACTGATTTTATTGGTTACGACAAGAATGCAACAGCAGATGTATATGGTACAGAATTAACTCCTAAAGTGTATAGGGACCTTACTGGTTACCAATATAGGGTTGAAGTTAACATAGACTCAACTAATAGCACGGGAATTAGTATTAAACAAGCATTAATGGATGCTTTATCAATGTCTGGTAAAGCAGAGGTAATTGCTTTTGCGAATATATATCCGATTTTGATAATAGATAAGAAAGCGTGCGTTATGAGAAATACCACAACAGGCGCTGTTACTCCAATATATGCAAATAAAACGTGGTATAAAGCATTTGATGCTAATGTACAAAGTGTTTTATCCTCATATAGTAAAGGTACTGCAATTCGTATGACAATAGGACTTGTTGCATATAAATCTGGCGGTTCTGCATCTGGAATTGATATAAGTGGCAATTGGTTTGATCTCAATGGAATTTCTTTTACGGATTCAGTATTCCCAGTTCCAAATTTATTGTGTCTTAATAAAACCGTAGACCAATATTATTCGGATTACGCCTGCGTACTTACAGGACTTACTGCAAATCGAGAGCATCTTTCTTTTGGTTTTACTATGACTCCGACACCAGATGTAGATATAGAAATGGTTTTTACAGCAAATGTAGGAGGTATAGCAGCAACAGTTAATTATACATATACACCAAGCTCTATTCAGTTATCTCCACAGATTAAGTGGAGTGATTTGGGTTATTTTACAAACCCAACACTTGGAACTAAAATTACAATTGTAAGTGCCTCTGTAAAATATAGAAAAGTGGGAGATACGCAATGGACAAATGGTACCGGATTAAGTAATTATGAAGTTACTATTTCATCGATTTGATAAAGTAATACTTTATCAAAGTGGCTATATTTTATTAACAATAATTTAATTATATTTGTAAAGTTATGATTACTTATTCAAACAAAACTCTCAAAGAGAACGTAACGAGCACTGATGGTGATGTTACGATGAATGGTTCAATTGAGCATTCTGACGGGAAGCTCATTTCAGCAAATTTTAACAATATTAATGTTGGCAGCAGTTTTGGTTATGCCAATATTGATATGAGTGGGAACGTGTCGTTATCTGGTTTTAAGTCGGGCGACATTGAAGCAGCGAGTAGTGCCGTTGCTGGGTGGATCGATGAGATAAATCTGCATATTAATGGCAGTCATTAATTACAAACTTGAAACGATAAAGGCTTTCATCGAAAAAGTGAAGGCCGATTTCAAGTGCTCGTATCCAGATATAGGTCAGATTTACGAGAAGGGAGTTGTTGCGAAAGCCGCGAAATATAAGCCTATTCGAGTAAAAGGGACAACTATCACAGATGCGCAACGTAAAGCATTAAACTATGGTTTCGCTCCGATCCCGTATATTGATGTGACCGAGGTAGAACAGCATCATGTGTGGGAATATCAGCGGCCACGAGGCAAAGAGTACAACGAATATTTTCGTCGCGAAGATGTCTTAAAATCGGACGGAACATGGGGCTATGACAAAAACGCAGCATCGCCAATTCAGTTCGGGAACATAGATCTTTGGAACGATAATGGTGGGTGCGCGCTATACTTTAATTCAACAGGCGTTACTGGTTATAATCCAGATACATGCGTAACTCTACAAGACTGCATCGGAGATTATTATGCCACTAGCCGTTATCCGTCAGTTTTAATTAGCGCTGGAGTATCAAACGTGGTACTTGTATCATCTGGCGTTAACATCAAGAAGGTAATTGAAGAGAATCAAGGCGTATGCACAATAGAGTTTAGTGAAGATGTGCTTGATTTGTTGCAGACGGTGAAATTCTCTGGAAAGGAATTGACATTTACTGCTTGTCTTTCTCTTCTATCTTCTGGGAATGCTTCTGAAAACCTTTCGCAATACGATGCCCGCTCTTTGGAATTTGACTATAACACCTCAATTGGGCATACCAAAATGAAATTTAAAGATTCGATACAGGGGCTAATGGGAGCGGTAACCTCAGCAATGTTGACGTACATTGAGGATGTCCCTGGTTTGGGTTCTTTGGGCGGAACGTGGCGCAAATATAAGTTGGGCGACGTAAGCGCGAAGCTTATTACTCCTTCTACGTGGAATCGTAACTACGTAGAATTGAAAGTATATTACACGGTTGAGCAAAATGCTGGATTTGTAAATGCCTCGGCCTCTATGCCTTCATCTATAATAGAATTTGGAGGGCGTATGGCTATTTCTGGACAAGGCACGACTCAATCAGGTGTAATCCTCACAGCAGATGGGCAGAAAGATTACTATCTATTCGTACCGGCAAACGTATCGTTATCTAATATCCCTATAGAAGTGCATCTCTACGCTTACAAGGCAGGAGAAGCAAATGTGGCATTAGGTTCAAAGACAATAACATTAAATCTATAAATTATGACAGAAGAAAACGTAAAAAGGCTTAAAGAAGGCCTGGTGGTCTTTATCGCATTTGTATGGGCGATGCTCGCAATAGCATGTTCAATGCTTATACTCAATCATCTAGGGGGCTCTTATGTCGGCCCGGCACTATTTAATGCAGGCTTCCATGCTTTTGGAATTTGGTATTTTGTGAAACATTCAAAAAAATAATATATGAAATATTATCAAATAATTATGGCTGCGAATGGCGGTGTACTTGAAGCAACTTCTTTGACGCTTCCGGCCAAGTCCGCTTATCTCCTTTACAAGTTTCAAAAGGCTATACGTTCCGCATTGGATAAAGTGCAGCAGTCCGAAAAAGAACTATTGAAAAGTTCAGGCATAGATGACCCAGAGGCGTTTGACAAAAGACGGGAGGAATTGTCAAAAATTCAGGATGCTACGGAAGAGGAACGCTCAGAACGCGAAATGTTGATGTCACAGTTTGAGAAGTTCTGCGAGCTCCGTAAGGAACTCTATGAAGAGGACGTTCAACTTGATGTCAAGGCGTTTGATTATGACAGTTGGCACGCACTAAAAAAAGAAAACAATAAGAATGGGCGAGATATATTCTCTCCGCTAGAACCTATTCTTGAAGGCATACTCTGGCTAGCTCCAGAGGAATAACGTTTCATTTCCTTTATTGGGGACGGCTAAAAAGCCGTCCTTTTTTGGTATTGTTTTGTGGCATAGGGCTATATAAATATGGCTTTTTCTAAAAAAATCGGAAATGATGTGAACGGTAATTAGGCATGAGTAGTTTTGCAGTGTAGACTAACAAAGGTCTACATAAAAAACTATCATATGTCAGAAGAAAAAACTTTTGTATTTCCGGAGTCTTCCCCAGGTGGAAGCTCTGTGGATCCTAACATGCTCCTCGCTATGATGAATGGTGGTGGAGGATTCGGTAATGGTAACTGGATATGGGTGCTATTTCTTTTGTTCTTCGGATGGAACAGTGGGTTCGGAGGATTCGGTAGAGGCGGAAATGGTCTTGCTAATGAAATCAACAATGATTATGGGCGCGGACTATTGCTACAAGCAATAAATGGAAACGGCACAGCAATCTCGCAACTTGCAACGACCTTGAATTGTGACGTCAACTCGATTCAGGCGGCTATCAATTCCGTGCAGTCAAGTATTCAGTCCGTCGGTAGTCAGGTAGGCATGAGTGCGCAGCAGGTTATCAACTCAATTCAGTCTGGCAATCAGGCATTGGCTAGCCAACTTGCACAGTGCTGCTGCGACAACAAACTTCTCGCAACTACGCAGGGCTACGAGAATCGGATTGCGACTCTTCAGCAAACGGAGTTGCTTGGTTCAAAGGTCGATGCTAGCACAAGCGCTGTAACAAAAGCTATCTCGGACCAAACAAACTTAATCAACGACAAGTTCTGTGCACTCGAAATGAGAGAGATGCAGAGCAAGATCGACGCGCTCACGACAGAAAAGGCTACTTTGGTTGGGCAGATAAGCCAGAGCCAGCAGAATCAGTACATAGCAGCAATGCTTGCCCCTATACAGAACGAAGTTGCACAGATTAAGGCTTCTTTGCCTCCTACTGTGGCTGTGCCATATCCGCAGCTTCAGGCCGTGCCAACATCGTACGCTCTTGGTCAATGTGCTAGCGGTGCTTTTTTTTACTAATGGACAGTGGGCATAATAGAGAGGTTGTATGGCAACAGTAAATCCAATCAACTATTCAAGCAATAGAAGCGGGATACCACGTATATCGAGCACAGGTGTTGCAGTTAGTTCGACTAATGTTCAATATTCATTTAATGCGGACTTTTCGTTTAGCCGGAATTATAGTGGAGTTCTAATAGTTCGTCTCCAGCAGGAAATCCCAGCCGGAACAACTGATACTCTCCCTGTAGTATTAACTTCTTCGGCTGGGACGCAAGCGATAACAGCGAAAGGCGGAGCTGCGGTTACCGTTGCTGGCTTAAGCGGAGCTGGCATCTACTTGATGTATTTCGATAGAGCAAGTGGCATTTTACAACTATTATAGTATAACAAATAATAATCTGGCGATATGTTTCAGAGTCTAAGAACAAACAGTCAAATATACATTTTGCACAAGGGCAGTACGCCATCACTTGAAATTGGTTCTGTGGTTAGTGTGTCGTCTCCTTCTCCTAAATATCAGATGCCACCACTTTTCGGGCAGCCGCAGGAAATGGTCGTTGATGTTGTTGTTAAGGTGAATAACCAAGACATCACTTATCAAAAACTTCCGGCCGCTG